ATGTCGTCCGTATCACCCTGCTCCAGGGTGATCAGCGATCCCGACGCGCCCCCGGCGCCGTTCGCGCATTCGGTCGACATCCACATCCTTTCGCCGCAGGCCAAGGAGAATCGGATGTCGGCCGCAACCTCCCGTACCCTTCCCGTCGAGGAAGCCATCTCAGAGATCGCGAATCTCCTCGCGAGAGGCTATCAACGCCATATGCGCGAAGTCGCTTCTCAACCCATTAAAACAAATGACGAATCTTCCAAAGATGGACTTGCCATTCAGACGAAACAGAGCGTTCATGCTCCTGGCGGACAGAGGCCCGCCCCGCCTCCCGCCGCAGGAGAATCCAAGCAAGGAGAGGACGCATGAACTCTGAGACGTTCAAGGAGATCCAGGGCCTCGAACGGATGACCGTAGGCGAGCTGAAGGAGAAATACCTCGATGTCTTCGGCGAGGAGACCCGCTCCAACAACAAGCCCTTCCTGAAAAAGCGCATCGCCTGGCGCATTCAGGCTCTGGCCGAGGGTGACCTTACAGAACGGGCTCGCAAGCGGGCCAAAGAACTGGCCCGGGACGCCGACCTCAGAATGCGCGCCCCGCGCGATCCGGTGAAGCCTGGCTCGGCCGAGGCCCGAGCGCGATCGGTCAAAAGCCGCTTGTCCTCAGCCCACGATCCCAGAGTGCCCCTCCCAGGCGTGCTTCTCCACCGGGAATATCAGGGTCGGGACATCGTGGTCCGGGTATTGGACGAGGGCTTCGAGTTCGAGGACCGACACTACAAGTCCCTCACGGCCATTGCCCGCGAGGTGACCGGCGGCAAATGGAACGGCTTCGTCTTCTTCGGGCTGAACAAGGCCGCCGCAAAGAAAAACAAGGAACGCAAATGACCAATCCCGCCAATACAGATTCTGGGACAATCCGTTGCGCCATCTACACCCGCAAGTCCACCGACGAGGGGTTGGATCAGGATTTCAACACCCTTGACGCCCAAAGGGAGTCGGCCGAGGCTTATATCGCCAGCCAGCGCCACGAGGGCTGGACATGCCTGCCGGATCGATACGACGACGGAGGCTTCTCCGGCGGCAACCTGGAGCGCCCCGCGCTCAAGCGCCTCATGGCGAACATCGAGGCCGGCGGCGTCGATTGCGTGGTCGTCTACAAAGTCGATCGCCTCAGCCGCTCCCTGCTCGACTTCTCGCGCCTCATGGAAGTCTTCGAGCGCCACGGAGTGAGCTTCGTCTCGGTCACCCAGCAATTCAACACCACCCACTCGATGGGCCGGCTGACCCTGAACATCCTGCTCTCCTTTGCCCAGTTCGAACGTGAGATCATCGCCGAGCGGACAAAAGACAAGATGTGGGCTGCGCGGAGAAAAGGCAAATGGGTCGGCGGCATGCCCGTTTTGGGCTACGATGTGGTCGAAGGCGGCGGCCGGCTGGAGGTCAACGAGGACGAAGCTGAGCGAGTCAGGGCGATCTTCCAGCTCTACCTGGAGCTGGAGTCACTTCTCCCTACGGCGCAGGAGCTTGAGCGCCGAGGCTGGAGCAACAAGCACTGGGTGACCCGCAAGGGCAAGGAGCGCGGCGGGAAACCGTTCAACAAGAGCACGCTTTTCCGACTGCTGACCAATCCCATCTACACGGGCAAGGTGGTGTTCCAGGGGACCGCCTACGAGGGCGAGCACGAAGCCATCGTGGATATGGAGACCTGGAAGAAGGTCCAGGCAATCCTGCGGCGCAACCGCCTCAACGGCGGGACCCTGGTCCGCAATAAGTACGGCGCGCTGCTCAAGGGGCTGATCTTCTGCACGCCCTGCGGCACAGGGATGACGCACTCCTGCGCCAATAGAAAGAACGGCAAGAGTTACCGCTATTACGTCTGCCAGACCGCCCAGCAACAAGGGTGGGCGAAATGTCCCACGAAATCCGTCAACGCTCATGATATTGAGAGCGCCGTGGTGGAACACATCAAGGGGTTGGGAACCAACCCGGCAGTCCTGTCGGCCACACTCACCAAAGCCACGGAGCAAGCCAAAGCGCGGTTGCATGAACTGGAGATGGAGCGGAAGGCCGCCGAGCGGGAGCTCAAACGGCTGCATGGCCAAATCCGAAAACTCCTGGGCGGCGCGTTGCCGGCCGGAGCCTCGGAGATCGCGACCGATCGCCTGGCGGACCTGCAGGAGCGGATTCGGACCACCGAGCAGCGCATGACGGCCATCCAGGAAGAGGCCATCGCGCTGAGCAAGACTACCATCAATGAAAACGACCTGACGCAGGCATTGTTGGACTTCGATGGCGTGTGGGAATCGCTGACGTCAAAGGAGCAAGCGAAAATCATTCACCTGCTCGTCGAACGAGTGGGGTTCGACGGCCGGGACCAGTCGGTGACCGTTACCTTCAGGAGCGAGGGACTCAAACAACTGTGCCAGAGAACGGCCGCCTGAACGCGGAGGGAGACAACCAGAAATGAATGAATCAAAATTGGAGGTGCGTTTCACACTGGCCCCTCGGAGGGCAACGCGCGGATCGCGGCCGGGAGCAGGCCAACGGCAGAACCAACCAAACTCACCAGGGAGAATTCCGAGAGTATCCAGGCTGTTGGCCCTGGCCATCCGTTTTCAGGACATGATCGACCAGGGCGAGGTGCGGGATTTCGCCGACCTGGCCCGGCTTGGATATGTGACCCGTGCCCGGATCACCCAGATCATGGACCTCACCCTTCTTGCTCCTGATATCCAAGAGGAAATCCTGTTCCTGCCTCCAAGGGCCAAAGGCCGAGATCCGATCAAGGAAAAGGAAGTCCGCGCCATCGCCGCCATCCCACATTGGCACAGGCAGCGGAAGCTCTGGGGCACTGTTCGCGAAACAGACCCACTCCAACAATCCTGAATAGCTCCCATATACTCTATCCCCCTTTGGTGCCCTTGTATTGAGAAGACGTTTTGGGCTATGAATGGGCCGTAGGCATTTGCCTACGAACGAACATGCAGCCGTCTTGCAACATTACTCTTTCCCGCTCGGCCATCGAGATCGGACCTGGAGGGAAGGCCATGGACTTCATTGCCATCGATGTTGAAACAGCAAATCCTGACCTATCTTCAATTTGTCAAATCGGATTAGTCCAATGTAATAATGGTGTCATAAGAAAAGAATGGAAGTCATATGTTGACCCAGAAGACTACTTTGATGATGTTAATATATCTATACATGGCATTGACGAATCAATTACTAATGGAGCACCAACTTTCCCTGAATTATTAGATGAAATTTATCCATATTTTGAAAATACTGTAGCTGTTTGCCACACGCATTTTGATCGAGTTGCGATGAGCCAAGCCGCTAGCAAATATAGCATTGATGTATTACAATGTAGATGGCTTGACTCTGCCCGTGTAGCACGGAGAACTTGGAAAGAATGTGCATGGAAGGGATACGGACTTCGTGCTCTATGTGAAAAAATTGGCTATACATTCAAACATCACGATGCATTGGAAGATGCACGTGCAGCAGCACATATTATTTTTGCTGCCTGCAGGGAAACAGGACTTGATATAGATGGTTGGATGAAGCGGGTCCGTCAACCAATTGACTCTTCATCTGGAAGCGCTACAAAATCCATTACACGCGAGGGGAATCCAGAGGGGGCTTTATACGGTGAGGTACTTGTTTTTACTGGATCGCTGAAAAAGACTCGGCGAGAAGCAGCGGACCTTGCGTCTAGTATTGGCTGCCAAGTTGCACAATCTCCCACGAAGAAAACCACCATGCTTGTGGTTGGCGATCAAGATATCTCAAAATTGGCAGGGCACCAGAAGAGTGCTAAGCACAGAAAAACAGAGGAATTAATCAACAAAGGTGTGCCTATCAAAATTCTCAAAGAAAGAGACTTTATTGAATTAGTAAAGTATTCAACGGAATTATCTTAACGCCTATTGTTCGGCCATTGAGATCAGACCTGGAGGGCAGACCTATGGCGACACTCAATTTCAAGCGGTTCTCACATGTCAATGAGCTGAAAGCCATTCATCACGAATCGCTCGTCAGGTTCCTGGCTCCACACGCGCCATACCTCGGTGCAAAAGGATTTACTCTTCCCTCGGAAGGCTCGTCCGACGGCTTCGACTACGAGGCGTTGACGAGCCTTTTTCTTTCCACGGACGACATGCCCCAGGACCTCGTCGAGGCGCTGTATCAAGTCAACGAGATGGCGACGCCAGAGGGAATGCAGGATATTTTGGAACGCTGCGAGGATGCCGGTGTAGACCTTGTCCTTGGAGAAGAACCAGCCCCCACGGATGTTGCCGTACAAGCGTGGCTTCAGGCCCCCGAAATATTCGAAAGAGCGCACAATGAATACCAGCTGGACAGACCACGCAGTTTTGAAAGCTTCTTCAATCCTGACAGTAAAAGCATCCCTGCAATGGAATTCCCATCCGCCGTCACGCTGAAAGGCATGGAGGCCGCGCTTACAGAATGGTTCGACAGAAAAAAGTGTGGCAAAACGGTCACGATCCTTCCATTTGAACGGGCTGACGGCCTCTGGTTTCTCGTTCGACGGGGAGAGCCCATCAAACGTCAAGGGGCCATGCTCGACGGCAAATCCGGTAGCGTCGTCTACCGTCCGGAAAAGCATGATGTGCTGGTGTATACACCGGCCCTGGCGGAACTGCGTATCAGCCCCGTGACCAAGAAGGAGCGCGAACTCTATCTGCGTGTATTCGGCAAGCACTTGTTCGAAGATGATGAGTTTTTTTCCGAGCGCGGCAAGTACACCCTGGAACCTCTCCGCCGAGACGGCGAGGACTCGCTGGTCTGCTCGGACATCGAAGGGCTGGACGATATCGTGCTCCAGGAAGTCCGCATTAAATGGGGTGGGCAACACAAGGAATTTGAAACCAGGCGAGCCGAGGATCTCTTCGCCGCGTATGAAGAACGAAACAAGGAGCTGCCGCGACACGCTCCGCTTGTCCTGGCCAAGTTCAAGGTAACCTTCGCCAACACCAAAAAGACCAGAAAGTTAGCCATCTGCCCGCCCAACAAGATCAACATCAAGCGCCATGACGACAGCACCGTACTGGACGCCTGGATGGCCAAGCGTGGCTTCATCCTGAACCAGACCTCCGAGGAAGACGTTGAGGACGATGACAACGTGGCGTGCTCTTGAGGAGGTTTCCGGCCTCGCCTTGGCCGCGATGGACTGGCAACGAAGTTACGGTCTGAATCTGACCGCTCTCGGTCGCTACCTCCGTCCCACTAACAATCTAGCCGAGTCCCTTGACTGCCCCGCTACACCCGGCGGCCTGCACACGGTCGTGCACCACGGGCCTGGGGACATCGTCGGGGTGTGCGATCATTGCCCCACCGAAAAGCTCTCCAAAGCCGACATCGTCATACAACGCCTCGACGTACAATCCCTATGCAAGGACATCGCGACGGCGCTCGGTCTTTCGCCCGGCTTTGAAGTCCAGGCTCCCGGCCAGTATTTTATCGGCGAACTCGTCCCAAATCCTGGTACACGGCATAGTGTTCACCTCTGCTGCCGCAACGATCCCGAGCAACTCAAAAGTATCGCGCTTCATCTGACAAGCACCGGTAAGCGTGGCTTCATCCTCTTGACCCCTACCGGTCGCTATTGGACAGCGAGGCTACGGGGCTCCATCGAAACGGCCACATCGTCCCTCATGTCCCTTGAAGAGGTGGTCGACCTTGCAGGCAAGGTTTTCTCGGCGTCAGCAGGCTGGCGCTCCTTTCTCGACACCCGTATTCCCAGGACCACCACGAAAGCGCCTCCCACGACATTCCCTACGCCACATGGGGCCAGATGGAACGAGTTGACCATTCGGTTCCTCACCGGTGACACGGCATCTGTCACCATCAGAGATGCCAGACTCCGGGTGAGTTATACAGACATGGGCATGGCCAGGAGCGACAACGCCAACCGCAGTGTCCAGTGGGAGATGCTGGAGAGGTTCGCCAAGGGCAACGGATACTACGAGCCGCAATACCAAGCTTACAAAGAACGGGAAAAGCAGCAGGTTTCACGGCTTGGGCGGGCTCTGAAAGTCTATTTCAAAATCGACGGCGAGCCCATAGTTCGAGACGGTCAGGGCTGGAAGACGGCCTTTGTCATCCGGCCCGAGGGGTGGGAGGAACCAGAGGAGGAATCCTGGCAAGATCTGTGACACGTCACGAAGCCTCTTTTGAAAAGCCAACATTTTTTCTTAAATCAACATCCTGCATTTTAAGTAATTTTCAGTTAGCCCTCCCATTTTTTTCGTGTCCCTGTGACATGTCGCGGGAAGGGGATAAGGCTCGGCCATTGATCCCCTGAACGCCTGAAGGTCTCGCCGGGCCCCGTCTTCAGGCGCAACTCCGAAAGGAGACGCGACATGAACGTATCTTCCCTCTCCCCGGCCCGGCGACAGCTTCTGCTTCGCCTCCAGTCCATCAATTTCGGCCGCATCGAAGGCCTCCGCCTCCAGGACGGCGAGCCGGTGCTCGAAACGGCCACCACCGTGCGCGAGATCAAGTTCGGCGGGGACAATGCTCCGCGCCCCGAGGTTGATCTCACGGACTTCCAGCTCAAAGCCCAGGTCATCGAGCTCTTCTCGCACTTCGACCGCATCCGCGATGGCGTGGTGCGTCTGCTCGAGGTCAAGCACGGCCTGCCCTTCAAGATGAATGTGGAAGACGCCGCCTAGCTGAGGCGGTCCAATAACACACCAGACAATCGACTGGCCGCGAAGCGGAGGTCGTTGTGGGTGTCGCCGATCCGGCGATCTCGCAACACCTCCGCTTTTTCATGCGGACCGGTCCGGCCGACATCCACAACGCTCCTCCTCGGCCTCGAGGAGAGCACAATGTCTCAGAACCGTTATTACGGCATCGACGAATACACCGTCCGTCTGGTCACCTTCAAAGCCAAGCAACTGACCGCCCACCCCGGCTTCTCCCATGCGGACCGAGAGGACCTCGAGCAGGAACTGCTGCTCGACCTGCTGCGCCGTCAGCCCAAATACGATCCCGCCCGGGCTCAAAACAACACCTTCGTCGCGCGCGTCGTGGAGCATCGCGCCGCGACCCTCATCGAAGAGCGCAAGGCTGGCCTGCGCGATTACCGGCTCCAGGCGTTCTCCCTGAATGATCTCATCGAGGATGAAGACGGCGTGCGCTACGAACGTGCGGAAACCTTCGACCAGGACGACTACCTGCTGCGCACAGGGCGACAGAGCCGTTCATCTGATGAGCTGCGGGACCTGGGCATCGACGTGCGTTCGGTCGTGGATCAGTTGCCTCCTAAGCTGCGTGACCTGTGCCAGAGGCTGATGCGCGACTCCATCACCGACGTCTCGCGCGAAATCGGCATCCCGAGATCGACCCTGTACGGCATCATCGACAAGGTCCGCGTCGCATTCAAGGACGCGGAGCTGGAAGCCTACCTCTAGAACCGACGTTTCCGGCGTCTCGCCGGTACGTATCCCATAGGGCCGGATGCCGCCCCGGTGTCCGGCCCTCTTCATGTGAACTTCCAGCCACCGGAGGGACTGTCATGATCAAGTTCCATTTCGCCGAGCATGTGGACATGGCCGGCGTCGAAGGCACTTTGTTTCTGGCCGCACTCGCTGCAGAAAGCATCCATGGCAGAACCGACATCCGCCTCGATGCCTTCTTCCAGCTCAAGGGGCGGGTCTGCGCCATTGAGGACGACAAGGCCGTGGGGCGGACCATCGCCCAGGTCTTCGCTGGATTCCTGGCCAGGGAATTTGGCGAAGATGCCTTCACCGTCGTTCGCCTCGCAGTCGGGAACATAATCTCCGAGGCGGCCTGATGCGCGGCGGACATGGAACCGACCTTGACTTCAAGCGCATCAACGAGGCGGCCCTGGCCAACCCGGGCTTTCTGCAAGGCAGGTTGCCTCAGGCCAAACGCCAAGGCAGGGAACTGGTAGCCGGCGACATCCACGGTAACCCTGGGAAGTCGTTCAGCTGCAACACCGAAACCGGCGTCTGGTCAGATTTCGCGACCGGCGAGAGCGGCGGTGATGTCATCTCCCTGGTCGCGGCCCAGGAAGAACTGGGCCAGGCCAAAGCCGCCCGGATGATCGCCGAGAAGATCGGGCTTGCACCTGTCACGCCAAAGCCCAAGCGCAAGGACCTACCGGAGACGCCTGTTCGGCCCGAAAATCTCGTCGCCACCTTTCGCTACGAGGATGAGGCAGGCCGGTTCCTTTTCGCTGTGGACCGCTACGAGGCACCAAACTGCCGCAAAGCCATCCGGCAGTGGCATCTGGACGCCGACGGCAAGCGCGTCAACAGTGTCAAGGGCGTGCGCCTTGTCCCGTTTCGGCTTCCCGAACTCCTGCGGGTCGAGGTCGTCTTCATCGTCGAGGGCGAGCAGAAGGTCCAGGAACTCGCCGACTGGGGGCTGGCCGCCACCTGCAACCCCATGGGCGCGGGCAAGTGGCGCGAGGAGTACAATCCGCACTTTCAGGGCAAGCAGGTGGTCATCCTGCCGGACAACGACACGCCAGGGCGCAATCATGCCCGCAAGGTGGCCACGTCACTGTTGCCCGTGGCCGCCTCGGTCAAGGTCGTGGAACTGTCCGGCCTGCCGCCCAAGGGCGACATCGTGGACTGGAAGAAGGCCGGTCATGGACGCGAGGAACTGCTTCGGCTGGTCGAAGCCGCAGAGGCGCTCGATCCGGCAAAGCCGGATGACTCGAACGACGCCTGCCCCGCCACCGAAGACGCCATCGCGCTCCTCTTCGCCAGGGAGCACAAGGACGATTTGCGCTACTGCCATGAGACCGGAGCGTGGTTCGTCTGGACCGGCAGCCACTGGCGGGTGGAAAAGACCAGACTGGCCTTTGCCTGGGCGAGAAAGCTCTGCCGGAAGGCCGCCGCAGGCATGGACAACAAGAAGGTCGCGGCCACGCTGTCCAAGGCCGCCACTGCCGGTGCGGTGGAGCGGTTCGCCCAGACCGACCGCGCCTTCGCCGTGACCAGCGAGATTTGGGACGCCGACCTCCATCTGCTGGGCACTCCGGACGGCGTCGTGGATCTGCGCACAGGGACCTTGCGTCCGGCTCGCCGCGAGGATTACATCACCAAGCTTGCCGCCGTGGCTCCGGCACGTTCTTCCGACGCCCCGCTCTGGCGGCGGTTTCTGGACGAGGCAACCCAAGGGGATGCCATGTTGCAGCGATTCATGCAGCAAGTGGCCGGCTACGCGTTGACCGGCGACATCTCCGAGCACGCCCTGTTCTTCATCTACGGCCCCGGCGGCAACGGCAAGTCAGTGTTTCTCAACACCCTGACCAACATCCTGGGCGATTACGCCGCCACGGCGGCCATGGACACCTTCACGGCCAGCCAGGGCGACCGTCACCCCACCGACCTGGCCATGTTGCGCGGAGCCAGGCTGGTCAGTGTCTCCGAGACCGAAGAAGGCCGTCCCTGGGCAGAGAGCCGCATCAAGCAGCTCACCGGCGGCGACAAAATCAGCGCCCGGTTCATGCGTCAGGACTTCTTCACCTACACACCCCAGTTCAAGCTCTTGATCGTCGGCAACCACAAGCCTGTGCTCCGCAACGTGGACGAGGCCGCCCGCAGGCGCTTCAACATCATTCCCTTCGTCCACAAGCCCGTGAGCCCGGACAAGCGCCTGGAGGACAAGCTGAAGGCCGAGTACCCGGCCATCCTGCGCTGGATGATCGAAGGTTGCCTGGACTGGCGGGAGAACGGTCTCCTGCGGCCCGAGAGCGTGATGGAGGCCACGGCCGCCTATTTCGATGAGCAGGACCTCTTCGGGCAGTGGATCGAGGAATGCTGCGAGGTCGGCCCCAGGCTGGTCTGCAAGACAGCCGAGCTCTTTGAGTCGTGGAAGGGATTTGCCGAGCGCAACGGAGAGCACCCGGGCAGCACAAAGGCATTCAGCGCGAACCTCTGCAAACGGGAGTTCATTCCAGGCAGGACGAAAGCATCACGGCATTTCACTGGTATTTGCTTGAAAAAGCGGGAGGAGTGGCAAGATGCTTACGACAGGTAGGGTGACGGGTGACAGATGGTGACGGGAAAAACCATTAATCGCTCACGCGCGCGTGCGCGCATGCGCATGAGCAGATAACCGGATGACCTGTCACAATCCGTCACCTGTCACCAACTTCTGCGTTCCATGTCATTTCCAGGGTCCCGGGGCATTCCAGAAGAGGTCGAAATTCTCATCCGTCATAACCGCTTCTGCCGGTGGGACAAGAAAGGACTCCATATGATCAAGAATGGATCCGAAGTCGTCAGGGCAATCTTCGAGCTTCAGCTTTTTGAGAAAGGCACTCCATTGTGATTGTTTGCTTTTGTCCCGTCTGAGCGTTGTCCGGAATAGATCTGAAGCACTGTCCAATGCAGTCATTCGCCGATTGAACGTAGCCACGATTGCCTGCATCAAGACTTTTCCCTGGAAATCGAACATCCTGGAAAGCAGCCATACGTCATAAAAATCCTTCATGCGGCTGTTCAACTGGCTCAGCTTCACCATGGCCTGGAACTTCTCCGCGATGGAACTCTCCATGGAGTACCCAGCCAATTCCGGGGCAGGGAAATCGAGAAGAGTCGGGTAGATGACCTGCTTGCATTCAGGTACGACAATATCGCCAAACCCGATGTCCACCTGGATGGAAATCCGCGCGGTGCCAAGCCGGCCTTGGAGTCGCACCCGAACTCCATCATATTCGGCATCTTCAGTAATTGTCACCGTCCGAACGGAATCAGGGTCGAAGGACATGCCGTCCGCTTCGACAACCGCCTCACAGACATCCTTCATGATGCTTTCAATGGATTGAAGGCTGTTGTCAGTCCTGCCCAAAAAGTCGATGTCCATGGTGGGGCGAACACCTGGCCCACCCCAGGCTCGCAGCATCAGGGCTCCCTTGAGGAAAAATTTGTCCGCGTGGGGTGTCTTGCTCACCCTGTAGATAAACCGCTCAATAGCGTAATGCTGCAGGAGTTCGCCAAACGTTCTGGACGATTCCCTCGCCTTGTTCTGCAAACGACGATGAACGGATGCGTGGATGTTCTTGATTTCTCTCACAGGATCGCCTCGATGTAAGGACGCATGACCTTGGCCACCCGGCAGATGGCCGCATACCGCATCAGATCGTTCACTTTCACTTCTCTTCGTTCCCGATACAGCCTGACCGCCTCGATGGCAGTGTCCATTCCGATCTTGTTCCTGAATTTGAAGCAATCCGCCAGCGTCTTCTCCGGGCAGTAGATGTGGACGTTCACGTTGTCGAGGACGTGATTTTCCACTCCCTCCGAGAAGGCCTCGCCGGTGAATCGATACGTTGCGATTGGAGGATGGTCCAGTCGCGGCTCCTCTGCCCCCCTGGGCAGCGCCAGATGAACCTCATGCGGTATCTGGGTTGTGATCCCGTGAAAGGCCAGAGCGGAGATGAGACAGATGACCCCTTGCGGGACTCGCGTAGCTACAACTACCAGATCCGGGTCGCCAAGGGCAGGAGCCTCTGCCAGCCTATACACTCCTCGGCTCACAGGCTCCACAATCCCCGAATCCCTGAGAGCGTACAGCGTGCTTGGATGAATCCCTTGGCGCAGGGCTTGCCCCGTGCGCAGCATGCCGCCTTCTCGTTTGAAAACGGCGATGGCCTCGTCGAACCTGCTGCCTCGCGACGTTTCATTTTTTGTCATGATAAAGTTACCTACACTTATTCACTTCTGTCGGTATTTTTATCAGAACAGAATTCTAAATCAAGCCCTTTCCGAGCTGATTCAAAAAACAGCCTCCCAACTCCGACGTTTTCTGATTCCCCCCGGTATGTATGCAAGAGAGGGGAAAACCCTCGGAGGATGCCCGGGGCGGGTCGAATCTCTGTGGGTTCGGCCCGTAGACCGGGTGGCCCCCAAGATTTTTACGCGTGCAAAATGACGGGTGGGGGTATGCCGCCAAGACCGCCGAAACCATGCCGCAAGCCGGGCTGCCGCAATCTGGCGACTGACGCCGGAGGGTATTGCCCCGAGCACAAGCACCTCGCGGATGAGGCTCTCGCTCTTCGCCGCAGCGCCCAGGACAAAGTCCGGGGAAACGCGGCCAAACGCGGCTACGGCGCGCACTGGCAGCGAGTCCGGCATCGCAAGCTCAGACGGGACCCGCTCTGCGCCATCTGCGCCCGGACGGCCGAGGTTGTTCACCACCGGGACGGCAATCCCCGCAACAACGTCAGCGGCAACCTCATGAGCCTGTGCCGCGAATGCCACGAGCGCCTGCATGGCAGGCTGCGCACCCCGCACTCAGGACCGAAACCATGCTGAAGACGGAATCCTGGCCCATAGAGCGGCTTGTTCCCTATGTCCGCAACCCGCGCAAGAACGACGAGCAAGTCGAGCGCATGGTCGCGGCCATCCGGGAGTTCGGCTTCCGCATCCCGGTGGTGGCCAAGTCCGACGGCACCGTGGTGGACGGGCACCTGCGGCTCAAGGCCGCCCGCAAGCTGGGCCTGACGGAAGTTCCCGTTGCATTGGCCGACGAACTAACCGACGCGCAGGTGAAGGCCTTTCGTCTGCTGGCCAACCGTTCCGCCAATTGGGCCGCCTGGGACGAGGACCTCCTGGCCCTGGAACTGGAAGAACTCCAGGCCATGGCCTTTGACGTCAGTCTCACGGGCTTCGACGCCGCCGAGATCGACTCCCTGCTGGCCAAGCCGACCACCGATGGCCTGACCGACCCTGACGAGGTGCCCGAGACTCCTGCAGAGCCAGTAAGCAAACCGGGTGATGTCTGGATTCTGGGCCGCCACCGGCTCATGTGCGGCGACAGCACCAGAGCGGACGACGTGGACAGATTGTTGGCCAGCGTCCGGCCGCACCTCATGGTCACAGATCCGCCTTACGGCGTCGAATACGATCCCGCCTGGCGCAACGAGGCGCTGTCCGGCCAGAAGACCAGGCGCACAGGCATGGTTCTGAACGACGACCGCGCCGATTGGCGCGAGGCCTGGACGCTCTTCCCCGGCGAAGTGGCCTACGTCTGGCACGGGGCGCTGCATGCGGCCACGGTCGCGGAAAGCCTTGTGGCCTGCGGCTTCGGCATCCGCTCCCAGATCATCTGGGCCAAGGAGCGTCTGGTTCTCTCCCGGGGGCATTACCACTGGATGCACGAGCCCTGCTGGTACGCGGTCAAGGGCAAGGCCCACTGGAGCGGGGACCGCAAGCAGGTCACGATCTGGAACATCCCGTCCAAGGGCCAGGACGCCGACACCATCCATGGCACCCAGAAGCCCGTCGAGTGCATGAAGCGGCCAATGGAGAACAACTCCAGCCCGGGCCAGGCCGTGTACGAGCCCTTCTCCGGTTCCGGCACCACCATCATCGCCGCCGAAATCACCGGCCGCGCCTGTCTGGCCATGGAGCTGAACCCCGCATACGTCGATGTCGCCGTGAAGCGCTGGAAAGACTTCACGGGCGAGAAGGCGGTGCTGGAGGGGGAGGAAGATGGCCGGCCGTAAGCCTCTCCCCACCAAGCTCAAGATGCTCAAGGGCACGGCGCAGAAGTGCCGCGTCAATCCCAACGAGCCCGAGCTTGCCCCGGCGCTGCCCGGGCCGCCCGACTTCCTTGGCGAGACCGCCCGGGAGGAATGGCTCCGCAAAGCTCCGGTGCTCGCCCGCATGGGCGTGCTCACCGAGGGGGACGATGCGGCCCTTGCGGCTTACTGCCAGGCCTTTGAGCGCTTTGTCGAGGCAGAACGCAAGATTCGTCAGTCCGGGCTGCTCATCAAGACCACCGGCGGCAACGTGATCCAGAATCCGCTGGTGGGCGTGGCCAACCGAGCCATGGAGATAATGCACAAGTTTCTGACTGAGTTCGGCCTGACGCCGTCGAGCCGCACACGGGTCGCGGCGAATCCGACCGGGAAGGAAAATGCTGAATGGGCGGGGTTCGGGAAAGCATGACGCGTCGCTTACACCTCAAGATATGCGGCGATGTCCCGCAGGTCGGCCAGAATCCGCCCAGCGTCTCCGGCATTGGCCCAGGTGATCTCTTCCGGCGCGACTCCGAGGTGATCGTCGAGCCGTTCGCCAATTTTGCGCAGCAGTTCTCTGGATTCCTGGATCTTGTTCATGAAGTCGGCAAGGGCTTGTTCCTGGTTGCTCATGGACCTCTCCTTTCACGGTTCGCTTGTAGACCACATGTCCATACCTCCTGGCTAATAGCAAGTCGTTCCAGGTAAATAGATGCCGAGGACCACCCATCCATATGCCACCGCCGCCAACCGCTACGCGCGGGACGTCGTGCGTGGAAAGATCGCGGCCTGCTCGTACGTGCGGCAGGCCTGCGGGAGGCATCTGGACGATCTGGAACGCCCCAAATCCAAAGACTACCCCTTCCGCTGGGATCGGGAGGCGGCCGAGCGTATCTGCCGCTTCGCCGCCAATATGGTGCATGTGAAGGGCCGAGAATGGGCGGGCAAGAAGATCGTCCTCGAACCCTGGCAATGCTTCATCTTAGCCGTGGCCTTCGGCTGGGTGCGCAAGACGGACGGACTACGCCGTTTCCGTGAAATCTACGCCGAGATTCCGAGAAAATCCGGCAAGTCCGTGCTCGGGGCTTGCATCGGCCTGTACATGTTCGCGGCCGACGGCGAGCCCGGGGCCGAGGTCTATTCCGGTGCCACCAGCGAGAAGCAGGCCTGGGAGGTCTTCGGTCCAGCCCGACAGATGTGCCTCAAGAACCCTTCATTCGTCAGCCACTTCGGCATCCATGTCGGGGCCAAGAACCTGCATATCCTGGACAATGCCAGCAAGTTCGAGCCGGTCATCGGCAAGCCCGGCGACGGAGCCTCGCCCCACTGCGCCATTGTGGACGAGTACCACGAGCACCAGACGCCCGACCTCTACGACACCATGCTCACCGGCATGGGCGCTCGCTCTCAGCCTATGCTGGCGATCATCACCACCGCCGGTGTGGACACTTCCGGTCCCTGCTACGCCAAGCGCGACGAGGCCGTAAAAATCCTCGAAGGCACCCTGGAAAATGAACAGCTCTTCACCATCATCTTCACCATCGACGAGAACGATGACTGGACCGAATGGCCGTCCTGGGAAAAGGCCAATCCGAATCTGGGTGTCTCGGTCTATCCGGATTTCCTCCAGGCCCGGCGCAAGGAGGCCCTGCAGATCGCTTCCCGCCAGAACATCCTCAAGTGCAAGCACCTGAACGTGTGGGCCAACGCCGGCTCGGCCTGGATCAACATGGTCAAGTGGAACGCCTGCCGGGCGGACGTCTTTCTGGACGACTTCGCGGGCGAGCCCTGCTGGGTCGGCGTGGACCTGGCCTCCAAGGTGGACCTCACCGCCATGGTGCTGCTCTTCAGGCGCGGGGACGAATTCTATCTCTTTGGCAGGCACTACCTGCCGGAGGAGACGGTCACCCTTCCCGAAAACGCCCACTACCAGCGCTGGACGGCCGAGGGGCATCTGGTGTCCACGCCCGGCGCACGCACCGATTACCACTATCTCATGGACGACCTGCTGGCCTACGCCGACCGCTTCTCCATCCGGGAGCTGGCCTACGACCCGCGCGAGGCCGAGATGCTCATGCAGGAGATCCGCGAACGTGTGTCCTTTTCCTGCATCGAGATCAACCAGTCCCCGGCGTTCATCTCCGAGCCCATGAAGGAATTCGAGGCCCTCTACCTCTCGGGCAAGCTGCGTCACGACGGCGATCCGCTGCTGGCCTGGCAGGCCGCCAACGTAGTGCTACGCTCCACCAGGACCAAGGCCTATTATCCGGGCAAGGAACGCGCCGAGAACAAGATCGACGGCATCGTGGCCGCCATCATGGCCCTTTCCCGCGCCATGCTCCACGCGGAAGAACCGTTTGTCGGCATGGAGGTCTGGGACTGATGGGCGTCATCTCCTGGCTCAAGGGTCGCAAGTCAGCATCGCGGATGGCCCTGGAGGACCTCCTGGCCGACGGCTTCTTCACCCAGCCCGCCAAGAGCGGCGTGGCTGTGACCTGGAAGACGGCCTTGCAGGCGACCACGGCCCTGGCCTGCGCCAGGGTCATCGCCGAGGGGCTGGCCCAAGTGCCGCTCAAAGTCTTTCGCTCACAAGGCGGCGTGCGTACTCCGGCCGACGACCATCCGTTGTTCGGCCTGCTCGGAGAAGCCCCCAACGACTGGCAGACCAGCTTCGAATTCATCGAGCAGGTGGTCATGCACCTAGTGTTCTGCGGCAACGCATTTGTGTTCGTGAATCGGGGGCTGGGCCGCGTTGTGGAACTGCTCCCCTACGAGCCGCAGCAGGTGACCGTGAAGCGCGACGGCTACGCGATCTCCTACGAGGTGACCACGGACGACGGTCGCCGCATTGCACTTTCCGCCTCCGAGATGTGGCACCTGCGCGGGCCGTCCTGGAACGGCTGGATGGGGCTCGAAGGCGTGCGCCTCGCCCGGGAGGCCATCGGCCTATCCCTGGCCACCGAGGAACATGGCGCGCGGCTGTTCTCCAACGGAGCCGTGGTGGGCGGCGTCCTGTCCACGGATCAGGTCCTGAACGAGGAGCAGCGCCTGGCCCTGCGCAAGTCCTGGGAGGCAAGGCACGCCGGCGGCGGGAACGCATTCAAAACCGCCGTGCTCTGGGGCGGCATGAAGTTCACCTCCATGACCGCGCCCAACGATCAGGCCCAGTTCCTGGAGACCCGCAAGTTCCAGGTCGAAGAAATCTGCCGGGCCTTCCGCGTGCTGCCCATCATGGTGGGCTACTCGGACAAGACCGCCACCTACGCCAGCGCCGAGCAGATGTTCCTGGCCCACGTGGTCCATACGCTCTCGCCCTGGTGCCGCCGAATCGAAACGAGCATCGCAAAGAACCTGTTCAGCGAGGAGGAGCGCCGCCAGGGGCTCTACGCCAAGTTCATGCTCAACGGGCTCCTGCGCGGCGCGGCCAAGGACAGGGCCGAGTTCTACGCCAGGATGTACGGCATCGGGGCCATGAATCCCAACGAGGTGCGCGAGTTCGAGGACATGAATCCTTACGACGGCGGCGAGCGCTACCGCGTGCCCCTCAACATGACCGATCCGGCCGAGCCGGAAGACGATGACAACGCGGAGGATACCGCCGATGCAGCGCCTCAACTGTAGCCTGAAGGAACTCAAGCTCGCTCCCGGCGGAACCGACGCCGAGCAGATGACCTTTTCCGGATACGGGGCCGTATTCGGCAACGTGGACGCCTACGGCGATGTGATCCTGCCCGGGGCGTTCACGCAAAGCCTGACAGATGCCAGATCGGGCAAGGCCGCCTGGCCGGTCATGCTCTTGCAGCACGGCGGACTCGGGCTTGGTGCGCAGGACCTGACGCCCATCGGCATCTGGACGGACATCGCCGAGGACGAAGTGGGCCTGCGCGTAACCGGCCGGCTCGCCGAGACTCCGCGAGGGCGCGAGGTTCACTCCCTGATGCGCATGGAACCCCGGCCGGCCATCGATGGCTTGTCCATCGGCTACGTGGCCCGGGAATGGGAATCAGGGGGCAAACCGGGTGAGCCCCGCCGCAGGCTCAAACGCATCGAACTCATCGAGATCAGCCCCGTGACCTTTCCGGCAAACGCCAGGGCGCGGGTGGATCAAGTGAAGGGCGTGCCGGACATTCGGCTCGCCGAGAGGGCCCTGCGTGAGGCCGGGTTCTCCAGGACACAGGCCAAGGCCGTTTTGGCCGAAGGATTCAAGGCCCTGCCTCTGCGTGACGCCGAGAGCGAGGGTGCGAATGCGGTCGCCGCTCTGCTGCGGCGCAACATCGCCACCATCAAGACGTCCTCAAGGAGGTAATCCATGGACGAGATCAGAGAGCTGCTGGAAGAGCAGCACAAGGCGTTCGAGGAGTTCAAGCAGGCCAATGACGACCGGCTGGCGGCCATCGAGAAGAAAGGCTTCGCCCCGGCCGACCTTGAGGAAAAGGTCGCCAGGATCAACGAGGACCTGACCCGGTTGGGCAAGGACCTGGCCGAGGTCGCCAAGAAGGCCAACCGGCCCGGTGCTGGAGCCGATGGCCAGGACCCCATGATCCAGGAGCACAAACAGGCCCTGGGCAAGTACCTGCGCAAGGGTGACGACCGCGAACTGGCCGGGGTCCAGCGCAAGGCCATGGCCACCTACAGCGATCCCGATGGCGGCTATTTTCTCACCGAGGACATGGCCCAGGTCATCGAGCGCACCGTGAGCGCCATGTCCGCGCTCTCCGGCATGGCCCAGACCATCGCGGGCAACGCGGCCGTGTACAAGAAGCCCGTGCGCACCACCGGCGTGTCCTACGCCTGGCGCGGCGAGGGCGAGAACCCGTCGGCCACCTCGACGCCCAAGTTCAGTCTGCTGAACTTCGAAGCCCGGGAGGTGGACGCCTTTCCCGAGGTGACCAACGAGAGCCTGGAGGACCTGGGCTTCAACGTCGAGTCCTTCCTCATGGAAGAAGTCGCCCTGGCATTTGCCGAGGCCGAGGCAGAAGCCTTCCTGATCGGCAATGGCGTCTCCCGCCCGCGCGGACTGCTGACCTATGACGCCGTGGCCAACGATGCCTACGCCTGGGGCAAGCTCGGCTATGTGCTCTCCGGCGGCAGCGGTGCGTTCGCGGGAAGCTCCCCCAGCGACAAGCTCATCGACCTGATCCACTCGCTCAAGGCCCAGTACCGAGCGTCCGGGGCCTTTCTCCTGAACGACCTGACCTTGGCCGCCATCCGCAAGTTCAAGGACGGCCAGGGCAACTATCTCTGGCAGCCGGGACTGCAGGCGGGCGTCGCAGGCGTGCTCCTGGGCTATCCGGTGCGCACCGACGACTACATGCCCGACGTGGCTTCCGGGAGCCTGTCCATCGCCTTCGGCGACTTCAAACGGGCCTACCTGATCTACCGCCGCCGGGGCATGCGCATCATCCGCGACAACATCACCAACAAGGGCTTCACCTCCTTCTGGGTGACCGAGCGTTTCGGCGGCGGCGTCCAGAACTTCGAGGCCGTGAAGCTCATGAAATTTTCCGCGAGCTAAAGGAGGCCCACATGCGCGATCTCTACAGCAACCTCAAGACAACCCAGGTTCTGGCCCCGGCCGTGTACGACGCTGACCAGAACTCCGACCCCGTGGACCTGCAGGGCTTCGGCTCCTGCCTGATGCTGGTCAACGTGGGCGCGGCCGGCGTGACCCTCTCCGAGACAGACAAGATCGAGCTCGAAGTCGAGGAAACCGACGACAAGGTGAGCGGCCCCTGGACCGACGTGGACCCGGCCGACCTGGCCAAGTCGGTCACTGGCACGAACGACGGCTGCTTCGCGGTCATCGACAATGCCGGCGACGACAGCGCGGTCTACGCCACGGCCTATCGCGGCCACAAACGCTACTGCCGCGTGGTGGTGAACTTCATCGGCGCTCATGGGACCGGCACGCCCGTCAGCGTCGCGGCGCTGCTCGGCCACGCCCATGTGGCACCGGTGACCGAGTAACTCCGAATAGTCCAACGGGGCGGGGCTTCGGCTCCGCCCCGTTCATAGGAGAACCCATGCACGGACGTCTGCGCCTGATCACGCCTCCAGCCCTGGAACCGGTCACGCTGGCGGAAGCCAAGCTCCACGCCAGGATCGACCACGATCTCGAGGACGGGCTGCTCGTGACGTTCATCGCAGCCGCGCGCCAGCATGGGGAACAGCTGACCGGAAGGCAATTCGTGGAGGCTGCATACGAGCTCTCCCTGGACGGCTTTCCTTGCGGCGACGACCCGATCGAATTGCCCAGGCCGCCGTTGCAGGCTGTGGAGGCCATCTCCTTTGTGGCTCCGGATGGCATAACGCAGACCATGCCCGCCACGGACTATGTCGTTGATACTTCGGGGCTGCTCGGCCGCATCTATCCCGTCGATGGCGCAGCGTGGCCGGCCACCCACCGCCGGCGCAACGCAGTGACCATCAGCTTCCGTACCGGCTGGCCCGTCGTCACAGGAAACCCGTCCACCCCTGAATCCATCAAGAGCTGGATGCTCTGCCGCGTCACCGGCCTTTATGAGCAGCGGGAGAGCTTCGCCGGAAGATCCGTCAGCGCGCTCCCCGGCGACTTCCTGGACGGTTTGCTGGACCCCTGGCGGGTTTCCGGAGTGGTGTAAATGCCAGCCGCTCCATATCGCCAGCGGGTGACCATTCAGGCGGTGACGCTCATCTTCGACGGCATGGGCGGCTGGGAGGAAACCTGGGCTGACCTGGCCACGGTCTGGGCGCGGGTCGAAGCCCTCAAGGGTGAGGAATACTTCGCAGCCGCCCAAATGCAGAACTCGGTCAGCCACCGCGTTACCATGCGCTATCGCGCCGACCTCACCCCCACCCACCGCCTGGTATTCGAGGGCCGCACCCTCGACATCGAGGCGGTCCTCCCGGACGAACGCAAATCCCGCCTCGTGATCATGTGCACCGAGCAGGTGTGACTGCTGGCAAAAAACTCTGGCCACATTTCCTTCCGTCCGCCGACGAGCTGGGCGGGTTCGACCTCGGCCCCGGCGGATTGAGTCTCTCTGGATAAGTCCTGATCACGGTATGTATGAGCCGAGGAAAGAGACTGGCTAGCTGGGCCTATATTGCCGGAAGCATCCTACAAATGCCCTCCCAGATCGTCTGATGGCGCTTGGCGCTGAACTGGCCCTCGATTGAATCGCGGAGTACTCAAAAAAGCAATTGACACGAACTGACACGAACTATAATCTATCTATCTGCAATGAGTTATTATTAGGATGATTTTGCCCACACACTGTCGAGGGGCTTCTGATGGAAAACAAATCGGACAACGTCCTGACTATAGAGGAATTATCCGTTTATCTAAAAATTCCCAAGTCGACGCTTTATAAGCTCGTCCGAGAGGGAAAAGTTCCTTCTCAAAAAGTGGGACGCCATCTGCGCTTCCATCGAGAGTCCATCGACGAATGGCTGAAGCGGCAAAATGAGCAGGAGAGGCAGGAGTAGCCATGGCTTTAAACGAAGCCGACACCTGCCGCCGCTATGTCGTTCCCAAGCTCCAGGCAGCTGGCTGGGACGACGATCCCCACCGGATCAACGAACAGGTCACCTTTACCGACGGTCGTATCATCGTTTCCGGTCGTCAGGGACGTCGCAAGCCGGGCAAGCGCGCTGACTACATCCTTCGCTTTCGGCCCGACATGCCGATTGCCGTTGTTGAAGCGAAGCCATCCTATGCCACGCCTGGCCACGGTCTTCAACAGGCCAAGGATTACGCGGAGATTCTGGGGTTGCGTTTCGCCTATGCAACCAATGGCCACGGGGTTATCGAATTCGACTACACGACCGGGCTGGAGCGTGAACTCGAGGCTTTCCCCACCCCCGACGAACTCTGGGAACGGCTCCTGCGTTCGGAATCTCTCAGCGCTCAGGAAGCCGACCGCCTGTTGACCCCGGCCTACCACCTCAGCGGCAAGTCGCCACGCTACTACCAGGAGATCGCCATCAATCGCACCGTTCAGGCGGTGCTTCAAGGACGCAGGCGCATCCTGCTGACGATGGCCACCGGCACAGGCAAGACGGTGGTGGCCTTTCAAATCTGCTGGAAACTCTGGTCGTCCCGGTGGAACCGCACCGGCGGCTACCGACGTCCCCGCATTCTTTACCTCGCCGACCGCAACATCCTTGTGGACGATCCGATGGCCAAGACTTTTACGCCCTTCGGCGACGCCCGCTGGAAGATCGAGGGAGGCGTCGCCAACAAAAGCCGCGAGATGTATTTCGCCATCTACCAGGCCATCGCCCATGACGAGCAACGTCCCGGCCTTTACCGCGAATATGCTCCCGATTTCTTCGATCTGATTATCGTGGACGAGTGCCATCGTGGCAGCGCCAAGGACGACAGCAACTGGCGGGCGATCCTTGAACACTTCGAACCGGCGTTCCAGGTCGGCATGACGGCCACGCCCCGTCGTCAGGACAACGCAGACACCTATCGATATTTCGGCGATCCAATTTATCAATACAGCCTGCGCCAGGGCATCGACGACGGCTTCCTCGCACCCTATCGCGTCCACCGGATCATCACCACATGGGACGCGGCGGGCTGGCGTCCGAGCCGAGGCGAACTCGACCGCTACGGGCGCGAAATTCCCGACGACGAGTACCACACCAACGATTTCGAACGAGTCGTTTCCCTGAAGGCGCGGACTGAAGCCGTGGCCGCGCATCTCACCGAATTCCTCAAGAAGACCGACCGATACGGCAAGACCATCGTCTTCTGCGTCGATCAGGAACACGCCGACGAGATGCGCCGCGCGCTCAATAACCTGAACACAGACCTGACCAGCCAGAACTCGGATTACGTCTGCCGCGTCACTTCCGACGAGGGCGGCATCGGAAGGGGACATCTCAGCAATTTCCAGGACGTCGAACGCCCCACGCCGGTCATCCTGACCACTTCCCAGATGCTCACGACCGGCATCGACGCGCCAACAGTCCACAATGTTGTTCTGGTGCGCATCATCAATTCCATGACCGAGTTCAAGCAGATCATCGGGCGGGGAACGCGTGTCCGCGACGATTACGGCAAGTATTTTTTCAGCATCCTCGATTACACAGGATCGGCCACGCGACTCTTCGCTGATCCCGATTTCGACGGCGATCCCTCGATCGAGACGGAACAGCACATCGACGAGGAAGGTCAGCCGACCGAGGATGAGACCGTCCTCACCCCGGAAGAGGAGTCGGAGACCGACGGCGGGGTCATCGTCGATACGCTCCCCCCGGATGACGACGGCCCGGCAGAACGCCGTAAATTCTACTTCGATGGCGGACAGGTCGAAATCGCCGCGCACCTGGTGTATGAACTCGATGCCGACGGCAGCCAACTGCGAGTGGTGCGCTTCACCGATTACACCGCCGAAAAGGTGCGCACGCTCTACCGCAATGCCGCTCACTTACGCGAACAGTGGGCCGATCCCGATCATCGGAGCGAGATCATCGACAAGTTGGCGGAGCGCGGCATCGACTTTGACGAGCTCGCCACCATCGCCGATCAGCCCGACGCCGACCCGCTCGATTTGCTCTGTCATATCGCGTTCAACGCTCCGCTCCGCACCAGGCGCGAGCGTGCGCAACGGCTCCGATCCGAGAAGCAGGACTTCTTCGACCAGTACGGCCCGGAGGCCAGCGAAGTTCTGTTCGAACTGCTGGACAAGTACACCGAGCACGGGACGGCGCAGTTCGTCATTCCCGACGTGCTTGAGGTGCCGCCGCTTAGCGAACACGGCAATATCCTGCAGATCGCCCGCTACTTCGGTGGCGAGGGCCAGCTAATTGAGGCCGTGCGGCAACTGCAAACATTGCTTTATGCAGCATGACAATAAGGAGGTGGGGCATGCCACGTAATCGCCCTTCTTACTACATCGAATCAATAGGCACGCAGGACGAAGCACTCATCACTGGCTTCCACTGGCTCATTAAAGAGGCGAGGAATCAGAATCAGGTTGGATATGTTGCTGTGTACACGAAAGATGATCTTGACGATATCTCACACTGGAGTCAGTTAGCCTCGATTCTCAATTCGCTTCGTCAAGACGGTGTCGTTTCAGTGGAGAAAGTAATGTTGCATCTTATCACGTCAAGGGATCGGCATATATCTACATCAGGCCCAGCTTTGGTCCTTTATGGCGGCCAGGATCTGCTGGACTTCATCGATGCGTCTCAGGCCATTACATGTGTTCTGTACATCCCATGGCAAGGCCAAGAACACACTGACTGGTCGGCGACCTGGAATGCGACTCGCTTGGGCGATGATGAGTCTCAGACCTCTGAACAGAAAGAACCGCTTTCAGGGATTGCCTTTTTTGCTCTCGAAAGCCTTACAACATCCGTGAATCTTTCAACTGGAATAACACATCCTAGCGACCGAGAGCAGGCTGTTCGATCTTTGGAAACGCTGTTCCACAAACAGGCGCAATGCGATCCAGAAACAATCCGAAGGCAACTGGTCCGCCTTGGCTGGCAACCCATTGCTGCCGCCAAGGTAAAGGAACTTGCGGAGAAGATCTGGGATGGTCGCCGTCCGAAAAAATCAACCGGCCGGGCAGATGAAGGATTGTGGAAATACTGGAATGAGAGGGCATCGTAACTCAATGGCAAAGCGAAGCAAAAAGACCCAACCCAAGACCACGGCAGAACGCCTGGGCAGCGTCATCAAGTCCTGCCGCAAGATCATGCGCAAGGACAAGGGACTCTCCGGCGATCTCGACCGCCTACCCCTGTTGACCTGGGTCATGTTCCTCAAGTTCCTCGACGATATGGAACAGATCGAGGAGTCACGGGCCAAAATGCGCCAGGCGAAATTCCGTCCCACCATCGACGCCCCTTACCGTTGGCGCGACTGGGCCGCCCAGGAAAACGGCATCACCGGCCCCGAACTGATCGCCTTCATCTCCCAGGAGGACGCCGTTCGGCCTGATGGGACGAAGGGAGCGGGTCTGTTCGCCTACCTGCGCAGCCTGCAAAACGGCCCTGGCAGCCGCAAACAGGTGGTTTCCACCGTCTTCAACGGTCAGACCTGCCGCATGCAGTCCGGCTATCTGTTGCGCGACGTTATCAATCAGGTCAACGCCATCCACTTCGACGCGCAGGATGAACTATTCACTCTCGGCCACCTTTACGAGTCCATGCTGCGCGAAATGCGCGACGCCGCCGGCGACTCGGGCGAGTTCTACACGCCCCGCCCCGTCGTGCGCTTCATGGTCGAGGCCGTCGATCCCCGCCTTGGCGAGGTCGTGCTCGACCCGGCCTGCGGTACGGGCGGCTTCCTGGTCGAAGCCTTCAACCACCTGGGCAAACAGGTAAAAACCGTCGAGGACCGCAAACGCCTTCTGGAGGAGTCCATCTTCGGCGGCGAGGCCAAGCCCCTTCCGTTCCTGCTCTGCCAGATGAACCTGCTTCTGCACGGCCTCGAGGCTCCGAGGATCGATCCCGAAAACAGCCTGCGCTTCCCGCTCAACGAAATCGGCGACCGCGATCGCGTGGATGTGATCCTCACCAACCCGCCCTTTGGCGGCGAGGAGGAGCGCGGTATTCTGAGCAATTTCGCCGAGGACAAGCAGACCACCGAAACGGCCCTGCTCTTTTTGCAACTCATCATGCGCAAACTCCGGCGAGCGCCCAAACCGGGCCGCGCCGCCGTCGTCGTCCCCAACGGCACGCTTTTCGGAGATGGGGTTTGCGGCCGCATCAAGGAAGAACTGCTGACGGGGTTCAACCTGCACACCGTTGTACGCCTGCCACAGGGCGTATTTGAACCCTACACCGCCATTCCGACGAATCTGCTTTTCTTCGACCGTTCCGGCCAGACAGATGTCATCTGGTACTATGAACTGCCCCTTCCAGAAGGACGCAAAAAATACACGAAGACCAGCCCACTGCAATACGAGGAGTTCGCCGACCTGCTCAAGTGGTTCCGCTCAGAACGACGCCGCGAGGACGCCCACGCCTGGAAGGTGAAAGCGAAGGACGTGCTGGCCAACGGCTGCAACCTCGACATCAAAAATCCGCGCGGCACGGAAGTCCGTGAGCTTCTGCCGCCTGAACAACTCGTCGACAGCATCACTGAAAAGAATCGACGTGTCGGCAAGATCATGAATGAAATCAAGGCAATTCTCGCGGAACCAACCGCCACGGGTGGGAAGACACGATGACCTCCAACGGCTGGCAAAAAGTTCCCTTGGGTGAAGTACTCACCCAGATCAGCAGAGATGAGCCTGTGCATCCAACTCAGGAATATCGTCTGCTGGGTACTAGGTGGTATGCTAAAGGCCTCTATATCAAAGAGGTCAAAGAAGGCAGCACAATCCGTGCAGCACGTCTTTACCGTGTGGAGGAAGGGGACTTCGTTTACAACCGTCTCTTCGCATGGAAGGGCTCGTTTGCCTTAGCGACACAGGACGATCACGATTGTTATGTCTCCAATGAGTTTCCCTGCTTTCAAATCCGAGACTCGCGTCTCAATGCAAGATTCCTCCAATATTACATGAGCAATTCTGGAACATGGAATGGAGCACTTGAACTGAGTTCTGGAGGCACACCCATTAGCCGCAACCGACTAAAAGAAGCTCAATTTCTTTCTATGCCGATCCCCCTCCCGGACCGCAAGGAGCAGGACCGGATCGTGGCGAAACTCGACGCCCTGTCCGCCCGCATCGACGAAGTCCGCGAATGCTACCTCCAGATTGAGCAAGAAGCCGACGCGATGCTCCACAGCGCCTTTGCGCGCATCATCGAAGGCGCTCCAAGAATGCGGATAGCCGATGTTGCCCCCCTAGCAAGACGACCGGTGGACACCACGGTTGACGGCGAATACCTGGAATTGGGAGTTCGCTCCTTTGGCAAGGGAGTGTTTCACAAACCCACGCTTCTCGGTGCGGAGTTGACCTGGCAGAAGCTGTTCCGTGTCCATGAGGGCGACATCGTCATCAGCAACATCAAGGCTTGGGAAGGGGCCATTGCCGTGGCTGGCCCCGATGACGATGGACGCGTCGGATCACACCGCTATCTCACGCTTGTTCCCGTCGAGGGCCAGGTGACAGCTGGGTTCTTGTGTTTCTATCTTCTGACCGCCGCAGGCCTTGCCGACATCGGACAGGCTTCTCCTGGCAGCGCGGATCGCAACCGGACGCTCGGCCAAAAGGCTTTGGAAGCAATCGAGGTCCCAATCCCAGACTACGACCAACAGACCTGGTTCGACCGCCTCCAGACAGAGGTCCGCCAGGTTCTCGTCGCCCAGCAAGACGCCGAAACCGAACTCAACACCCTGCTCTCTGCGGCCCTGGACAAAACTTTCAAGGGGGAGCTTTGA